AATCCGCAGCTGTACAAACCGCAGCCATTACGAAAACCGGAGAAACAGCAGTTGCAGCACAGACAGCAGCCGCCGCAGCACAGACAGCAGCAGCCGCAGCAACGGAAGGTAATACTGCCGCTAATATTACATTGGCTGAAGCTGAAACGGTTGCTGGTAATGCCGGTGCTACAGCAGCAGCGAGACAGGCCAGCGGTACAGTTGTTGCAACGTCAAGAGTCAAAACATTAATATCTGCCGTATATGCATTGGCCGGCGGCTGGATGGGTGTTGCTGCTGCTATTGCGTATGCAGGCTATAAGTTGGTTAATTATCGCGCCGAAAAACAGGCAGAACAAGAATCTCATGAGTATTATGTAGGCGGCCAAAAATATACAGAACAAGACGGCACTTATTATCAGGATAGTTATGATTATGACAATACAGACGTTGATGGTATGCCTGCTACGGTACAATCTCAAGTAACAGACGCAGATACACTGGATGCCCTTAATTCTGCTTGGTTTGACCGTCATAAAGATGATCCGGATTATAAAACTCAATTAGCAAAAGAGGATGCAGACGCAAGACAAGCAGAAATTGACCAACAAAACGAAGATTTAGCCGATGCATTGAAAGCTGCAACAGCTGCAACAGACAAAAATACCAAAGTTAAAGACGAAAAAACAACTCCAACTTATCAAGTTCAAACTGCAATTGGTAATGTAGCTGGCAATATAGCTGCATCTCATCCTGATGGTGAACAATGGATGGGTAATATTACGGATGACCCATCTATCCAATGCGATTCCTTCACGGCTAATGTATACAATCAGGCTGGTATCGGAAGTATTGGCGGTTATGACACAAGCAATAATGTTATCAATGATGAAGCTTTTAGGGCAGCTAATGCTTATCATCCTGTTGGTGATGGGTATCAGCCGCAAAACGGTGATTTAGTGACTTTTGAGGGGCATGTTGGCATCTATCAAGATGGCAATATTATCAGTCGTCAGTCAACTGGTGGAGTCCATACCGCCAGCATGGGCGAAGCCGAATCTTATTTTGGCCCTGTTGAAGGGTATGGTTCTATTGCAGAAGCAACCGGAAATATGACTCTCACCCAAACGGTGGATGAAACTGGAAAAGTAATTGAAGCTGCTGCCGAAAAACTGATTAAAGCTAAAGATGAAGCCTATAAATTATTCACCTCTATGGCCAATACCATTCTTAATGAAAATGGTTCGGCATATCAGCAAGGTATCAACAAAATTAATCAGGATGTGGCCGCTAAACAGCAAGAAATCAATAAATTAGCTGCTGCCGGAGTTGAAACTTCTGCTTTGCAAGCTGAACTTAATAATTATAAGCAGGTGCTGGAGGACAAAGTTGTAAAGGCTTGGCATGATGCATGGTACAAAGTAAAAGACGACACAAGAAAAGCTTTAGACGACGTTCTGGATAATTATGAGGACGAAGCGCGGTTAAATTATGATGCTACAGTTCGCGCTTTAGACGAAGAACGAAAAGACAGATTAAAAGCAATCAGTCAATCTGAAAATGATTATGAAGCTAAATTAGCCGTAGATAAATGGTACAACGCGCAAGTTATCAAAGCAGCTAAAGACCGCGATAATGCCCTTGCCGAATCTCATAATAAAATGATTAAGCAATGGCAAGATCAAGGCGATTATAACAAAATTCTTTCCAATTTAAAGAATCATCCGGAACAACGGAAACAAGATTTGAACGTTGAAGGTAATAAAAAGATAGCGTCTGAAATAGTTAAGATATGGGACGCGGCACATCAAAGCATCAATGCAGATATTGCCGCTGCTTCTGACGATTTATACGGAAGTTTGACGACTTCTATTGAAGGATTTTTGACGAGAACTAAATCCGCTATTGATGTTGTACATGATTTAGGCAATGCAATCATGTCAGAGATCGCCAGAATCGCTGCCCAGAAATTAGCCGGTCAAGTAGTTGGTGGTTTGTTAGGAAATCTATTTGGAAGCCATTCTGGTACTGTTAACAGCAGCGTATTTTCCAGTTATCTTCCATCAACAAGTTTTAGCACCGGCGGCAGTAGTTCTTATACTTTTAGCAATGGAATTGAATCTATGTTACATCCGTTTGCGGCTGGTGGTATCGTAACAGCGCCTACTGCTGGATTAATCGGAGAAACCGGAATACATGAAGCTGTTATTCCTCTTACGGATAATAACCTCAAGTCAATGGGGGGCGGTAATGGTGGCTTAGTCGTCAACATTACTAATAATTCGGATGCAAAACCGCAAGTAGCCGGACAGCATTATGATGCTTCTATCAACAAAATGGTATTAGATATTGTAATTGACGGCGCAAGTCGTAATGTTAATGGATTTAGCGGCAATTTAAAAGCTGCGTTGAGGTGATAATATGTTAAATTTTCCAGATATAACGGAACCGAATATATCAAGTGCAGACGGTTGCGGCGACTCTTATAAAATGAGTATTGCGGACAGCACGATCAGCACGACAACGGATGCCAATTATAAGCATACTCGCCCGCGCACAACGAGAATGATTCATACATGGACGTTTTCATGGGTTGGGTTATCTGATGCAGATTATAATTTATTGCAGTCATTTTTCGAGACGGTCGGAACATTTCAAAGTTTTAGCTGGGTTTGCCCCATAAACGGCGTAGCTTATTCTGTACGCTTCGCTGCTGCCTTATCGGATTGGCAGCATGATTTTCCTTATGGTTGGCACGGCAGTTTGAAGTTTGAGGAAGTGTAAAAATTATGCAAATATGGTCACAAGCCGCGACGTTAGCGAAGAACAGTCTTGCTTCTGATGCGCCATTCTTGATTTTTGTCGAAGTGAATTGCAAAGAGTTAGAAGAACACATACGATTAGTCAGGAATACGGACGATGTTGCTTGGCGAGGTGAAAGCTGGACAAGATTCCCGATTAACATAGATTCAAGTTCAGAGGACGGGAAAACAATTCCGTCTCTTAACCTTAAAATAAGTAATTGCGGCGGCATAGTTCAGCAATATCTACAACAGTATAATGGATTAGCTGATTCAGAGATCAAAATATATGTAGCATTGGCCAGTAATTTATCCAGTTCAGATGCGGAGTTTGAACTGGATTTTTTAATTACATCGACAAAATACGACGAACAATGGATAACTTTTGTGCTTGGTGCAAGTAGTGAATTGGTTAACCGATTCCCAGCAAACAAATATATTGCAGATTTTTGCCCTTTCGTTTGCGGAGATATTCGATGTGGATATATAGGAACAGAAACTTGTATTAATAACCTTAAATCTTGTCTGATACCGGGGAGATTTGGTGGAGAAGCGGGTATGACATCATGAGTAGTTTTGAATATGCTGACCTGATAGGCGTTCCCTTTGTGGATGGTGGCAGAGACTTATCCGGTTTGGATTGCTGGGGATTAGCCAAAGAATGTTTTAAGCGACAGGGTGTTACTGTACAAGATTATGATATATCAGCGATGGCAACCACAAAAATAGATAGCGAATTATATGCAAATAAAAACGTATGGAGAGAGATCCAGCAGCCTGTTACTGGTTGTCTTGTTCTCATAAATATAAGCTGTCAGGGCTTTGCTAATCATGTTGGCATCTATATAGGCGATAACAAATTTATTCATGCATACGCAAATACTGGCGTTTGTTTAAGCACGATTAAGAGATGGAAAGCACATATTAAGGGATATTATTTGCCGCCGGAGGTGATAAATGAATGATACAAATAATCACGATTGAGAATCCATTCAATCCTAAAATTAAAGAGATTGTGGAGGAAGTATATTTAGGTGTTACTATTAACAGCTATGTCACTACTTTTGGCCGCGATATATTTCTGAATGGCCGTAAAATATCTGAATCCGCTTATGATACAACGATTCCTTTAGATGGTCAGCAAATTATTAGTATTCCTCATATAGCTGGCGGCGGTGGACTTGGTAATATATTAGGATTCGTAGCCACGGTTGCTTTGGGCGCATGGGCCGGGGCTATTATTGGCGGCAGCGGTATATTCGGCTATTCGTTGGCCGCTAACAGCATTGGTGCATATTTTGCTGCTGGTGCGGTTATGTATTTAGGCGGCAGACTTATCAACGGCATATTTCCGCAGCAGATTAATAATAATGCAACCTATAATGATAATCAAAAGTCGCAGACATACGGATGGGATTTACCAACCGTAGCCACGCAAGAGGGAAATGTTATAGGAGAGACTTACGGAACCTGTATCCCTCAGCCACAATTATTAGAAGAACATATTGAAACCGTAGATGGAAAGCAATATTTGAATCTTTTGTATTGTGGCGGATATGGCCCAGTTGATAGCATTGATAATATGCGTATTGATTCTACTCCGATAGGCTTATTTGACGGAGTTCAGCTTGAAACTCGTTTAGGGACTAACGACCAGCAGCCAATAAGTTTTTTTCGGGATACGCCAACCGATCAGAGTATTGGCTTATTGCTTGACTTAAATAAACCGCTTACAAGAACAACAGATTCTAAGAAAGCGTCAGCATTAGAGATTACCTTAGAATGGCCATCCGGGCTGTATCATCTTAACGATAAAGGCGATTATGATACGGCATCTATGACATTTAAAATTGAATATAAATTAACCGGCAATGCTGATTGGATTATGCAAAATAGTTATACAGTTTCTAATGCTTCTGCCGACGCATTTAAACGTTCTTATAAATGGAATGTTGCTGCTGCTGGACAATATGATGTACGGGTAACAATTACCGATAAGCCAACGGGTAGCCGGTATATGACTTATACGCAGTGGAGTATTTTGACATCCTATAACAGTGGCGTTTATTCGCGTCCGAATAAAGTATTGGTCGGATTAAGAATCTTGGCCACCAATCAGCTTTCCGGTGGCGTTCCAAACCTTACATGGAGACAAACAAGAAATATCGTATATGTATGGAATCCATCAATAAAATCTTATGAATCAAAGGCAGCAAATAATCCTATATGGGCCGCTTATGATATATTGCACGGATGCCGGTATCTTAAAAATATAAATACAGGTGGTTATGAATATGTAGTGTCAGGGTGTGCGCATGAACATCTTGATGCCTATTATGATGAATGGGCAAGCGCTGCCGATTATGCGGATGAAAAAATTAAGAATAATGAAGGAGAAATGGAATGCAGATACCAGATTGACGCATATTATGACACGGTTCAGAAACGTTATGATGCGGCCACGAAAGCCGCTGCCGTAGGCCATGCAGCTATTATTATTCATGGATGCAATTATGGCATTGTTGTCGATAGGCCGGGTACGGTATGCCAGATATTCGGCGAAGGACGGACAACGGTTTCTTCTGTTTCTGGCAGCTTCTTATCAAGGGATGAACGCGCAAAAAGTATTGAGATTACTTATAATGATGCCGATAATGATTATAAGAATACGCAATTCACTTTACGCGCTAATGACTATAGCGGGCAAGATAATACGGCCCAACTTACGCTTTTTGGCGTTAGCCGCAGGAGTCAGGCTTACCGAGAAGGGGTTACGGCTTTGGCCGCTTCTGATCGGCAGCTACAAACGATTAAACTTAGCACCGATATAGACGGAATAACCGCTGAATATGGAGATATTGTAGGATATACTCATGCGATTAGTAAGATTGGAATCGCGTCCGGGCGTATAGTTAGCGCTACAGATACAACGGTGACACTAGATAAAGAAGTTATACTTTTTTCAAAGAAAACTTATGAAATCTATATCCAACTTGTGAATGATGCGCTTATTAAACGTGAAGTCATAGGGTTTGATGAAACTACGAATACGTTAACGATGGCCCAGACTTTTGACGGCGATAAAATTCCGCAGCAGTATGATTGCTATAGTTTCGGTGAAACCGGGAAAAGTATAAAACCTTATAGAATTGTTGGCGCAGAACGTGATGGCGATATGCTGGTCAAGCTTAAACTTATCGAATACGATGAAGCTGTCTATGCAACCGAACTTGATTATTCTAAATATCCGCGAATTGACTATTCTAATACAGAAGATACCCATAACGGAGTTACTGCTGCCGAAGAAACTTATATGCAGCGCGATGGTTCTATTATAAGCACGATTGTCATTGATTTTGAGACAAGTTCCTATTACCAGAAAAATATCAATGGCTATATCATTATTGTTAATGATCTGGATAATAATACGACTGAAACCTATACAATCATGACAACGCACTATATCTATAGGAACGCTATTGCTGGTCATCAATATAATATTGTCGTCAAAACGAATGTTGATGGAACCTTTATTTTAAACGGAAAAGCAAATATAACCATTATTGGTAAGGATACACCGCCCTCCGATGTACAATACCTTACGGTAAGCGCCGACGGCGATAATTTAACGGCAATCATAAAAGAAATTACGGATATAGACCTCAATCATTATGAATTAAGACAAGGTGCATTCTGGGAAAATGCTAAATCAGTTGGCCTTTTTATCGGCAACAAATTTGCTTTTAAAGCCACACAAAACGGAACCTGTACCTATTGGGTAAAAGCGATAGATAACAGTGGCAACGAATCCGTAAACGCTGTCAAATCTGTTATTAATATTGATGGAGTCAAAGCTATCAATGTTATTTACGACAAAAGCTTTAGTGCTGATGAATTATTGTATACGGGCATGTATGAAAACCTGAACAAAATTCTTTGCTTGGCGGCAATCGATAAGATACGAGATTTACAGCATTTTTGTGATATTTTCGATAAGACGAAGCTGCACTTCTCGGATGGATATATCTATACGGATATTATAGATCTGGGCGAATCCGTTATAAGTAATGATTGCGTTTGGGTTGATTACAACGGGGTTATGCATCCGCAGACCAAAAAACGCATAAAAGATTTGACAAAGTTCAGCGACATTTTTACGGATGGTTGGGAATTGGTAGAAAAAGAAACTATGGATTCCACCTTTAGCAAAATTAGTCTTGGTTATGATGGAAATGATGACATTTACACGGATATACAATATAGAACGAGTATAGACGGAGTTCATTTTACGGATTACAAGGATATTACACAAACTGCTTTTACTGGTCGCTATTTACAAATACAAGCTTACGTAAAATCTATAAGCGGCCATACGCAAGCACATATAGACGGCGTTAATCTGGAAGTTGATGTTCCAGATGTGGAAAAAATCATTGAAAATGTTTCCCTGTCTGCTGGTAAAAATTATATTAAATATGGACATCGATTTACGCAGAAACCTGTATCTATAGCCTTAACTACAGCTGATAGTACAGGCAGGGCTATCACATGGCAGATGACAGACGAAACCAATGCAGGTTTTAACTTGCAAGTTTATAACTATAGTAACCAACTTTGTAGCGGCGTCTTAGTGAAAGCAGTTATACGAGGATTTTAATTTGGAGGTATAAAGAATAATGATAAATTTTGATCTTGATATGGGGCCGACACAAGGTATTGATGAACTTAATGCCTTATGCAAAGCCTTAAACTTATGGCAGCCGAATACAGATATAACCGTTGGCCAGACTTGCCGCAGTAGTGCGGTTAGTAGTAATTCATTAATTTATTACGAAGCAACAAAATCAGGTAAAACAGGGGCCGCAGAACCAGCTTTTGATGGAACCGTAGGAAAACAAGTAAATGATGGGACGGTTATCTGGAACACAAAAAAAATAATGGATTTCTCATCGCAGATCAGTAGCTTGACATCACAAATAAGTTCTCTGCAAAATAATCCAGCAATCTCATCATCTAGTTATCACTGTGCTGCCGATAATTCTGGTACAGGCTATATAGAATTTAACAATGGCTTGCTTATTCAATTTGGTGTATTAGCATCTTGTGCCACAGCAACCGTACACATAGCATATCCATTGACTTTCAGTAGTGTAATATGCTATTCCTTATCTTGTTCAGTAGTAGAAGCTGGCGGTGTTTCTGTCTGGGTTGATAATACCAAAACTACATTTAACGGATTTTATGCTTGCATATGGGATGGGGCAAAATTTTACAATGGCGCTATCTCATGGGTATGCATTGGACAATAAGGAGAGAAAAATATGTGGAAAGTAATTATAGACGAAAATAATGATAATGGATTTTTCAACACAAACAGAAAACAGCCGATCCCTGATAATGCTTTAGATATTACGGATTCAGATTATGAGACTTTTTTTCGTGAAAACGGGAAATATGTATTTGTAAATGTTAACGGGCAAGCTGTTTTGCAGACAAGAAATAATACATTAGATGCAGAGACTCAAAAATGGCGCATTAATCTTAAATATAAGGCGATTTTTGAAGAACTTGGTACTGCATACAATGCTGCTTTGCTGAATGGAAATGCCAAGACGCAAGAACTCATAAAGCAGAATTACGCGACAGAGAAACAAAATTATACTACGGAATTACAGGAGGTAAAATAATATGGATCATGATATGTATTGCTTTATTTGTGGCGCGCCGAATAATGAAGCTGGAAATTGTACGGATGAAACTTGTCCGCGTTATGTAAAAGAAGAAGTTACCACTAATAATAATGACGCTGCTAAATAGCAGCGCCCATTATATCTAAGGTGGTGACCATAATATGACGGATGACGTTATACACGTAATTTTGATGAAACTTGATAAAATTGATGCTAAACAAGATGCACAAGCGGCGCAACTATTACAGATCAGCGAACGAATTGCAATGATGGAGACTAAGCAGCAGCAGCAGGAAAAAATAAATGCGGAAGTTGACAGCTTGCATGAACTTAAAAATAAAGGAATGGGCGTAAAAGCAGTAATTGCATGGCTGATTGCAACAGGCATTAGTATCATTGCATTGTTTAGGCCGCATATGTAATGTTTGCTTATGTATTGACATTGTAGTGTTAATGTCATATACTTGTCTTGAGAGGTGATAGTTATGGCTAATACGACAACGATACAAGTTCGTGTTGATGCTGAACTCAAACAACATGCAGACAAAGCATTTAAGAGTATGGGCCTGAATATGTCAACGGGGATTAATCTGTTTATACATCAAGTTGTGAATCAAGGGAAAATCCCTTTTGAAATCACAGCTACGGATACACCTAATATGGAAACAAGAAAAGTTCTTAACGATGTTAGAAAAGGGAAAAATTTGAGTAAATCTTATGATTCCGTCGAAGAAATGATGGCTGACTTAGATGCTTAAATTAAACTACACTAACAAATTCAAAAAAGATTATAAGCTGATTGAAAAACGCGGCTATCCGACTGATGAGTTAAAAGATGTAGTTAAAACTTTACAGGCAGGAAAATCCCTTGATAAAAAATATTGCGACCATGATTTGCACGGAGACTATAAAGATTTTCGTGAATGTCATATCCAACCGGATTGGGTATTGATCTACCGCATTGAAAATAATATCCTGACCCTAACTTTAGCAAGAACAGGAACGCATAGTGATTTATATTAAGACGCTTAAATAGCGTCTTTTTTCTTTTTGGGGTGGGGAAAATGGAAATATGGGCAAAGATTAAGCCGTGGCTTGCTAATTTGGCAAGCTGCACGGCTTTTTTTGTTGTGATTTATTTAGTTGCTTGGATTCTAAACGGTATTAAGGGGACACATTTTGACCTATCGAATTTAACTAATTTTTATTTGATGGTTATAGGCAAACAACAGGTACAACATGGCATTGATTCAATTTTTAATAGTAATCGCGGCGAAAGACCTAACTGATAACAGTTAATACTAAGACCTTTTCCCTCATACTCTTTTACGGGCGTTCGTAGCCGTTTTAGTTCATATAATTCATAAGTTACCTTCCATATACTTAATTAGATGAGTTTCGGCCTCTGGTGCCTATTTTCTCACAAATAAGTATGAGGGAAGGGTTTGACCTTCTTGATAACGAGAACCTCACGGAAAAGTATGAGGGAAAGTATTTACTGAAATCGATTAGGAATCATTAACTTAATCGATAATGTATAAGTTCGGAAGAAATCGTCAAAATTCCTGCTAAAATCAGAAAAAAATTTTCAAAAATGTTAAAAAAGTAATATTCTGTAAACTTTTATAGAGGGAAAATAAACATGGAAATCAATGATTTAGGAAAAGAAATAGCATTAGGGTTAATCAATACTGGCGTAGAAGGTGGATATGGCAGCGTATCTTGTTCAACAGCTGGTGATTATCCTTCGATGGGTTGCCAGCAAGTAGAGGGCATAGGCGGCAGGGGTGATGAACTGCTTAATTCTATATCTGGCGGCGCTTATTATGCTGGTAGAAGCTATAGTGACATTGAAGCAGCAGGAGAATTAGACACATTATCCGCATTATTGGATTCACAAGAAGGACAACAGGCACAGCTTGCAATATTACAACGGGATACTAACAGATACGCCCAGACCGTAATTGACGCTGGTCTAACGGATGCACGTTGTGTAATATATGCCGGGATGTGGTGTCCTACTTCGGAGATCGTAGTATCCGCATTTTTACAACACAGATTACAGCGTGGCTATGATATTGCAGATAATTTAGATAATTTATATACTGCATTTTTTAACGAGTATGCTGCTGCTGCTGATTGCGAAGATGATGCAGAGGGTTATCAGAACCGGGCCAACGATACTTATAATTATGTTGCTAATCTTGACTTGTCAGCTTATGGGATTTGATGGAGGTTATTTTATGGATAAGATTAAAGATATATTTGGTACAATTAAATTGTACGCAGTTAAAAATAAGGTACACATTATCTATATCTTGATTATCGCGGCTATTCTGGTGGCTGCATATCTTGTTATGCAACACAAGTTTCCTCCGGTGACGACTATACAAGATACAATGCCGACAGGAGTAGCAAGTGGACAGGCAGCCATAAATAAGTATGAGGGAAAAGCTGATGCGGCTGATGTTAGTCATCTTATCAATACTGCTGTTCAGCAGCCGCCCACAGCAATATATTATACGACTACACAGGCAGCGGCAGACAAACAAGCGCAACAGATGGCCGCAAAAGATAAAGCGGACTATGTACTGAAACAGCCGCAGATAGGAGAGTCCAATTCTGAATTGTCGTCACAGATCAGCAATAATTATTATGCTATCCAGCAGGAGAAGAAGCACAGGATAGCCGTAGGGGCCGCAGAAATCAATAGTAGGGCTTATGCTGTTATTAGCTATGCCAATAGGGATATGACCGTTACAGCGTATAGCAAGGATATACGGGGTATAGACGGCGTTTCTGTAACGTACACGTTGGCTAAATGGTAAAACTGTTATAAAACTATTGTAAAACTATTGCCTATGAGTTATAATATAAAAGTAATAAACATCATCTAGATAAATAACTTATCTAGATAACAAATCATAGATAAGTAGAAAACCAAGAAAAATAAGTGTTTAAGTATCATAAAGATAGAAAAGGTGCTATCCGGTATGACGGCCAGCCCTCTAAATCAACGACAAATCGTAAGATTAACCGCCTATAGTTGGTAGCTGGAGACGGTTTTTCTTGTTACTGTTTTGAATTCTTGTACGCCTTTGCTACTCTTTCGAGTTGCGGAGCGATGGCAATGAATGCTATTACAACAATCAGAAAATTTTCCATTTTTGCCCTCCTTTTTGTGCACCCTATAGAACATAGAGAGGGGAGGGTTTATTTTTGGCCGTCTATACCGTTTTGTGGATAACACCAAGATTCATTATACCAGAAATGAGACGATTGCACAACAAAAAATCCCTGCCTTTATGGTGGGGCTTATTTTTTTGCCTAAAATAATGGTGGCAAATCCAGTTAAGGTGTGCTATGGTGGTGGTGCGTTAGTCGTTGCGTATTAAGGAGGACGCAACAATGACAGAAAAGCACGAAAAATATATAACGTACAGGGCCAGCAGAAAAATTTATCAAGTTAAACTTACGGTTCCGGTGCAGCAGCAGGATGGCAAGATTGTCCGTAAACCAATAACGCGACAAGCTAAAACGCTGGATGAAGCCATACAGGCACGGACTGATCTTGTTAATATGTACAAGCTTGATAAGTCATTATTGGTTGAAATCGCTGATACTAAGGCCAAAACAAGCAGCAAATTATCATCTCGTAAGCAATCACAAGAAAAAAAGCTGGATAAGCTTATCATAAAATGGTACGAAACGTATAAGCGGCCATTCATAGGATATAAAACCAAAAATAATTATGATACAGCTATATATCATCGTATCATTCCAGCTTTTGGCGGCATGGATGTTGATATGCTTACCAGAGATTTGATTCAACGTTGGATTATATCAGTACAACAGACCAATCATATGAGTCAGGAGACCGTCAGGGCCATAATTTGTAAGCTACATGGATTTTTTAACTACCTGATCGATGCTGGTTTAGTGGAACGGAATCCTTGTCGTGACATTAAATTTGTTAAGACGGCAAAAAAAGTCAAGCGAACTATTTCCGTAGCAGAACGTATTAAAATCCTAGCAGCAGCGAAGGAAACAGATTACGTATACTATGTGTTATTCTATTTTCTATTTTACTCAGGCGTGCGGCGGGGAGAAGCATTAGGATTACGGTGGTGCGACATTGAAATGGAACGCGGCATAGCCCATATCGCAAATACGATACAGATGACAGATACCGGAATCGCATATGTTAAGCCGACGCCTAAAAATGACAGCAGCATAAGAGATATACCGCTTACAGATGCTGTCATTAATGGATTCTTGCGGTTGAAGTCGTATTATGTTTCTTATGATGATGGCATTGTCAGCGATTATGTATTCCGACTACGTAAGAAACAGTATCTTATTCCTAACAGCGTATCGCATACATTCGTCGATATTGCCGCGAAAGCAGGAGTACAAGGGGTGTCAATACATTGTACGCGGCATACGATGGCCACCTCCATGATTCATAAAGGCGTTCCAATACCAGTTATACAGGCTATAGGCGGTTGGGGAACAGCCAAAACGTTGTTATCTAACTATGTGCATATATCCAGCAGCGATATACGGGATGCCTTAGAAAATAATGGTGGCAACAGCTAAATCGGGTGGCAAAAGCAGGAAGTTTTCTAAAAATCAAATATCTTGACA